GCCCGCTTGCCGATCTGCACTTGCTCGATACCCTTCTCTACCTCTTTGCCCTCGGGGGTGTCGGTGTTCGGCTGCCGGGGTTTCAGTGCCGGACCCTTGCCAGGGCTTGCGTCGCTTTCGGCCTCGACTACGCCCATCCACAGGGCCGATGCCACAACCGCCTCAAGCTCTGAGATGTCGTACTCAGTGAGGCGGTCAAGCTCGTAGACCATCCCGGCGAGCTCGGGAAAGCCTCGGAATTGGTCGGCGCTCTCGAAATTGCCATCGTGGATAACGAAGCGGCGGCCACTGCGCGGGCCGAAAAATGGCACTCGCGTAGGCTCGTCGCCATGCGATTCTTTCACGTAGATGGCAATAGCTTTGCCTGCGCGGTCGTACTCGATGCCGTGCTCTATCGAGCCTCCCCGGTCCTCGACGCGGCGTGTGGTCACGCCATCGTAGGGAGTCTGTACTGCATCATTGGGTACAATCTGGATAGCAAGCGGTGACATACGGTCTACCGCATTCAAATAGCGAAGGATGACGAAGTATTCACCCTCGACTACGCGAATGCGGTAGAGCAGGCGCATGAGTTGCTTGAGCGATTGCCGCCCGGACAGGTCCGCTTCGGTTGACTGTGTGTACAGTTTCCACCGGCTCTCTATCTCGCGCTCCCACTGGTATTGCTCTTGTTCGGTTTGCGGACCATTGGGTATGAGATCCCACATGGGCGCGCATTCACGGGAGAGGCCGGTGTTTATCACATTGTCAACGAGGCGGGTGACAATGCCGCGCCCAATGGTGGACTGCTCGTATGCGCCTCGGCTGTTTGCCCGGAGTTGAGCATAGTCCTGGTCGTCGGCCTCGGCGTACTGAATGTTTCCGTATTTCGATTTGCCCGAGCCGTAGCGGATTTTCTTGACTTCATCGACTGATCGGTGGCCGTATTGATGCCCCTCGGGCTGTTCGGATGCGACGCCGCCTGGGTACGCGATTTTGCGGAGGGTGTCGAGGAATCCCACTATCGGCGCGCCTCCAGTGACACGATGTCGCTCGTGCCAAGCTGCCGCTTTTCGTTTATCCAGTAGTCCAATTCACGCCGAAGTGCGGGGAGACTTGCGCGGGTTACAGAGATGCGGCCTTGGCCTGTGTCCATCGAGTAGCTTTGACCCGAGGCCACAGCCTTGATCGCGTCTTTGTATGTGGATATCATCTCGTCGATTTCGGTTTCGGTAAATGCGGTCAACGCCGTCTCCGTTTGCCTATGGGGTCACCGTCAACGTAGAGCACCCCGCGATACACACGTACACTTGCCTGCGGCTGAAACTCGCGTATCAGGTCCGCAATCATGCGTTCCTTTTGAGTTAGAGCACCATTGTTGGTGGAATTAACCTTCATCCTGCGGTATCAACCCTTCGCTGTATGCCCATTCAATACGCCTGTTAGGATTCATTTTCATAAAGTCATCCACATCAGGCTCGTTCTCATAGAAGGGCATTTGAAGGGGGACGTTGTACTTGTCACGAGCACGTCTGTACTCTCTCCAATAACGCTGAACGACTCTCCGGCTTATTCTTTTTGCCTGCTCAAATGTCTCAGCGCCTTCTTCGAGGAGTTCAAGAAACACATCTTGCTTGAACGCGTCAAAGTCATGTATGTTTGCCTTGCGTTTATGCCAAGTGAGCAGTTCGTTAAAAGACTTGTCAGTGTACAAGGCTTCAAGGTCCAACAAATCTATACCCCTTCACCTTGTAACTGACATGTTTGGCGGGTTTTGTGCGATCTAATGCACGTATTCGATTGCTCTAAGGTATGAGCTTATGTCATCGCATTGATTGCGGATGCGGCGAATGACTGTAGTGTGACTGACACCAAGTTTTTCACCGGCTTGGTCATAGCTAAAGCCAATGCCCACATAATAGAAGGCAAGCTGAACGCGCTCCGGCTTGAACGACAGAAGGAGAAACACGTCCTCAATCTGCCGCTCGGTCAATCCCTCTTGCCGGAACACGTCGCGTAGCGTTATCCATTGTCGTTCGTTCATTGATGCGCCCCGGTTTCCCACTATGCCTGTCGTGAAAAACCGTTACCACCAATGAAAGACGGTTACGATTGAAGTAGTTCAGGGGTTTTGTGGATGTTGCCGATCACTTCAATTCTCTCCGGGTGTCGATGCCAAAATGCCCCTTGATCGGGGCTGTACTCCCACAAGTACACATCTGGGATTCGCACTACCTTACGACCCACGTAGCTGAGTTGCACAATGTCACCCTCATATATTTCTATTCCGTTTTTGTCGTATAGGCCAGTGAATTGCTCTATTGGATGGCCCATCATTTCATGGTATTCCCCCATCCGCTCCATTCCGTTGTAATCATAGCCAGTGCCTTCGGTTTCATCCCATGCGCGAAACTTCAACTCTCTCATCTTGTCCTCCTTACGATTGAAGTAGTTCAGGGGTTTCGTGGATGTTGCCGACTACCTTTACAGTACCCGCCTTCCACCCACCAACACGGTATCTGTTACCACCAAACTTGGCGTAATAGCATCCATCTTCAAAAACAACAGGTTGGAAATCAGGCCATCCTGGTACAGATAGTATGTCACCCTCGTATATCTCGGTGCCGTGTTTGTCGTATAGGCCGGTGAATTGCTCTGGCTCCATGTCATTCGCGGAGCACATAGCCAGCACCCAAGACGGATTGATTTCTCCCTTTCTTGGGCCGAACACGTACCGTTCGCCGTTCCAGGCCCGAAACTTTATCTCTCTCATACTGTCCTCCTCACGATTCAAGCCAGTCCCAAAAGTCATTCCACGGTAGCTGCCCCGGCTCCAAGCCGTATCCCTCCTCCACGCTTTGCTTGAACGCATGGAGTAGCCCGAGCGCGTACACGCGGCAGTCAAGCTGCTCGTTTCGTCTGCCGCCCGCATCCCACACGAACTTGCCGGTTGACGATAGCACACGAGATTCTGCGGTCAATCGGTTGAAGTGCTCGCGGTCGTAGTCCACGGGGAAATTGCAGTAGCCAATGGGCTTTCTTCCGTCCTCGTATTGCTGCTTGTTGAGATACGAGTAGACCCGCTGCTTGAGTAAGTCCACGTTCATGTCGAGGCGCGGGGTTGCAGCCTCTGTGACGTGGCGTAGTTTGGTGTAGGTGGCCTGTGAGCCGAGGTTGTCATAGCCCATGACCGGATGCACTCCTTCGTCGAAAGAGTCCGCGAATTGGTACACAACGTCCGTGCGGTAGCCTGCGTCAATGCCGGTTAGTGTGGCGTAAAGACCGAAGTGCTCCTCGTGCACGGTCGCGCGTAGTTCTTCCCAACACGGGTCGTCCGGGTCTGCGGTATCGCCGTAGAATACGCGATAGTCGACGCTCCACGATTCCGCGTTTCTGCCCCATGCGACAATTTCACACTCGATGCGGTCCTGTTGTACGTCGCAGCCGATGGTGACAAGCAATGGCTTTGCGCTCTCGGGCTTCTCGTTGACTCGATACGGACGTTCGCGGGTGACGATTGCCTCAAGGCGCGGCTTCTCGCCGTAGTCAACCCACGGTTCTCCGAGGAATGTGTTCACGAACGTCTGGTACTGAACGGGGTCGTCCTTGTTCTCCAAGAATTCCTGAACGCCCGACTCCCACGAACGAAATCCGACCGGGCTGTAGAGGCTTGAGATGTGGTAGCTGCGGAAACCCGGCTCGGCAGCCTCGGCTGTTGGCCGCCATTCTCCGCGCGGGAGGAACCACGCCTTGTCCGCGTTATGCCAATAGCCCCCGCACTGCTCGCACTGATAGGCTACAGAGTCCCAAACGAGCCTGCCGTACTCGTCTGTGTCGAATTTGATGCCTCCGAGCTTTTCTTTCTCGCCCCATATGAGCGGCTGCATGTGGCCGCAGTGCTTGCAGGGCACGTAGTATTTGCGGCGGTCCCCCTTGTCATGGAGTTGCTTGATCTTCGAGGTTTGCTCGATAAGCGGCGTGGAGGTATAGAGGATTTTTCGGCTCGCCTCGTATGCGTCTGTGCGACGTTCTGCAAGAGCTATCGGGTCGCCTTCCTTGCCGGTTGACTCCGGGTAGGCGTCCACCTCGTCGGCATACAAGTACTTGATGGAGTCAGAGCGGAGCTTGCTACCCGAGCGCGGCCCGATTGCGCGGATGAAACCGCCGGGGAACTCCTTCTCGGTTGCCGTGTCGCCTGATTTGCGGCTTGACTTGCTCTTGCCTTGCGCGAAAATGCGGTCTCCGAGGCCCGCGTGCCGGATCATGGCGTCAATGCGGCGGCCTGCACTGTCCTTCGCCATGCCCGCGTCGCCTGAGATGTAGAGCGTTGGACCCGGTACTACGTCGATGATGTAGCCGAGCCAATTCTCCCCGAGGCCAACGGTTGCGGCGATTTGCGCGCCTTTCATGAGCGCCACCTTGCGGACCTGTGAAGTCTCGGAGAGGCAGTCGGCAATCTCGCGCAGATAGGGTACGACCTCCCACCGAAACGGCCCCGGATACGGGGTGACGCCCTGCGGGAGCACGCGGTTCTGCTCAGCCCATTCGGGCATTGACATACGCGGCACGCGGCGCGGGATAATGTCGGAGAACGTCTGCTTGACCTTTGCCGATTGCTCTACTGCTTCAGTCCTCGATAGCACTCGCTTCGTCGCCATCGTCATCATCCTCCGGCCATTGCTCCATGAGTTCGTCAATCGCTCGGTTGCCCATCGCAAGGCTACGCTCGATTGCGTCCGCTACCTCGTCCTCGATAAGTTGCTGGATCTCATCTTGTCCGCTTCCCGATTGCACCGCAGAGACTACGCGCGGGGCGAGCCGGTTTCCGAGCGGGTGCAGGTAGGTCCGCACACCTGATGCGTAGGCACCTGCATACTCGGTTACGCTCTCGATGGGTACGAGTTGGTTTCGCTGTTTGGCGTTACCGATGGCCTCCTTGATGGTGCGCTCGCGCAGGTAGTCAATCTCGGCCTCGGTCTTTTGGCGCTCCAGATCCTCTTGTTCACTGCGGTCTGCCGAGTCGCTTTCCTGTGTGCGTTGCTTGCGGCTGCGTCTCGACGCGCCCTTGATCCATTCCTTGATAGTCGGGTCGTCGAGATCATATAGACCGCTATCGGTTCGCGGAAGATCAGCCTTTGAAACGGCTTGGCGCGTTGTGCGGGCTAACTCTGCAATTTTCGATCCTCGTACTTCAGTCATGCGTCAACTGCGTCAACCTTTCCTGTTATGCCGAGCGAGTCTGAAACGTCGGCGCGGCGGGAAAATACCCATTTACACGGTACCGCCCTTCTTAAGTACCTACGCTTTCTGTGATTATGACACTGCATGTGAGCTATCTTCACACACACTATCTGTCACTCCCATCCCCGGAGATAACACCCCGCACAGCCCTACTCGACAACTTGTCAACGTTCGCTTGTGCTACAGCCTCAAGGCTCAGCCCTGCAGCATCAGCGAGTTGTGCCAAATACCACAGCACATCGCCAAGCTCTCCACGCAGTTTCTCTTTGCGTTCCCACGATAGCCAACTACCATCGTCTCGGATCATCTTTTTGATGAGCTCAGCTACTTCTCCTGCCTCGCCTGCGAGTCCGAGCGCGGTATAGGTAATAGCCTGCTCGCGCGGGTACATCGCGGTTTCTTTCGCCTTCTGTTCGTATGCTGCAATCGTCATGCTGCTAACTCCTTCAGGCGCATATCACGCCGTAGCCATTCGCTTGCTTGTTTAATAATCTGTTGTATGCGCTGCCTGCTCAAACCAAGCTCTTGTGCGAGAGCGATGTTCGAGCGGTATTCAAGTTCAATGCCGTAGCGCCGCTGCATCACATATCGGTACTTCGGGCGCAATCGGCGCACGCGCTCACGAACTGTACTCTCCACGCTCCGCTGTACGACTTCTGACTGTAGGCCATCGGTGCCAACCGTATCGTGTATCGTGTGGCCGCTCTCATCGATGGGCTTGTCCATGCTCGTCATGCTTTTGGCGCGATACACACCATAGCCCTTCTCTGTGTTTCGGTAATAGTCTATGGCCTTCGCGTCGTCGCCCTCTGCAATGCGGTAGGCACGTTTTTTGTCCTCAAGCACGTTCGGTGGTATGTACATCGAGTATTGATGTGTCCAGTATTGCCTGTGCAATGTGTTCTTGATTGTGCTGATGGCAACGTATTTCCAACTTGAGACCGCGCGGTCCGGGTCGTACTTGAGCGCCGCCCTGCACAGACCTTCCATCGCAACCGCATGTGCGTCCGGGTCGTGTCCGGCCACGTTGTAGGCGACCGCATGTGCCAAATCGCGGTTTTCGAGTACAAGGCGCTGCTGCTCTGCGGTCATGTGTCCTCCTTAATGCGGTCTCGGAAATCCAAATCGGCCATCTTTGCAATGCCTCCTGCACCGAAAACCACGCCGAGAATTGTTATGTGTTCGATTGGATAGCCCATCTTAATTCCGAGCCATACACCGAGCAGCGTAATCACAATCCACAAAGCGTTAAGTCCTGCTCGGAATAGCCAGTACATTTGTCGTGCGGTCATGTGTCCTCCCGGCGTTGGACGTGGATGACGTAAGCTCCGTTTGGCAGTCTATCCCCAACAGCGTGCCGAAACGTCGAAAACGCATATTCGCCGTATGATGTCCCGATCCAATAGAGTTGTCCGTCAGGCCACGGCTTGGGTGCGGGGAGGTAGTCCCATTGCTCATCATGAAGAAGAATCGTATACTCCGATCTAAACGATCCACCATCGTAGTAGCAGCCATCTCCTGCGGACATGCGCAGCAACCAATTATTTCCAGCCCTAACCAATATCGGCATACCCCTCGGCGGCCATTGGCGCTCTTTCTGCGGCTCGGTTTCGGGTGGGGCGTTTACGGGTCGGATTTCACACTCGCTGGCATTATGCGGGAACCCACGTTCATCGATGCAAAAGTCGTTAATCGTTCGAAGCCCTTTCCTCCACGCTTCATCATCTCTGGTGCGAAACCATATCCATGTTGGATCTACGTTACTTTGCTCCTCCGGCTCATCTTCGAGGAGGGCGTCGCACATTTTGCGCAATGTTGGCATATGAGCTACTTCTTGGTCTCTTAGTTCTCTTAGCTTCTGTTTATTCATCTTCGCCCTCCAGGTCCTTGACGTTCTGTTGCTCAGGGGTCAAATCGTTTGGTACTGTTTCGTCGTACTTGGCGAGTATCTCGTCAATGTCGTTCAAGACGACCAACTCTTGCGGATGACGATAGTAGCTCCGATACAGGAGATCTTCGTACTCGTTGCGGGCCATCTCTAGCGCATCGCGTAGCTGGCGGATGGCGTCTTCGTATATGTTGAGTAATTCCACGATGTCATCCATGTACTTCAAATGCTGGTTTTCAGCCTTGTCTATGATGAACTTCGTGCTGTAGACGGGCATAGTGGCTTCTTCTACATGGTATCTCTTATTCGTCGGCATTGGTGTCCTCCTGATGCTTGAACGGACGATACTTGGCGAGTAGCTCCAATAGTTGCTCCTCCCCCGTTCGGTCGCAGTAATAACAGTGTTCCAAAGCATCCAGTAGCTCGATGATTGCATTGACAAGCGCACGCTGCTCTATCGGCATTGCATCGCCCTTATCAGCCCGTTCTATGGATACGCGCACCTGTTCACTCGTCGGCATTGGTGCCCTCCTCTTGGTCGAGGGTAGCGCGGAGTTGCAGTTCATCGGTGTGGGCCGGGTCGTCAAGATGCTCACGGATTGCGCTCTTAAGCTCCTCGATGCGCTGGGCTTGGGCTTGGTAAGCCGCGAGGAGTTTGGGCGCGTCGACGATGAGTTTCGCATTAGCCTCCCGCTCTTCATACGATATGATTGGCCGAATACCCTGTACATCGCAACTGAACCTGTTTTCCATTTGAGGCGCCCCGTGACGCCATCCGCGCTGTTGAAGAGCAAACACAAGCGTTCCTTCGCGTTGCCATTCTATTTGTGTGTGCCCCTCGTACCGTGATACGTCTATGTCGTAGCGTTCTTTAGTCGGCACTGGTGTCCTCCTCCAACCTCATTTTCAACCGGGGGCATTCGTGCCCCATCAGTCCATACGGCGGCACTCTTAGGTCGCGGCAATGGTATACGAGCCGATCTGAAATGTTCCTGTGCCGTTCAAGCTCATGCTTAGGCGGCCTG